TGGGTCTCTATCTGTGCTCGAGAATCTGGTTCCGCTGCTTGCCTCAAATACTTCGTAGGGGTCTCTATCGTATGTATACCCTATACTTGGCAGCCCTGTTTTTGTTGTCATAACATCTGTTACATGAACACTTGCTGCAAACCTGCCTGTTCTATTAACTAGTCCAGGTTCTTTCATATTATCTCGAACCGCTGATGGCAAAGCTTTGTTCAGACTTGCAATTAATTGTAGAGGAGTTGAAGCAACGCCTGTTGATCTTTTTGCTTTGCGTAGTTTTTTCTTTTTCAATAAAGGAGAAACTACTGCACCTTTTTTGTTTTTTGTTTTCTTAGTAGTCGTTTTAGAGTGTTTAATTGAAGGAGATTTAGACACTTTATGTCCTTTTTTCCCTTTAAAACTATTTAATACTGCAGCAGTGGCTTGCTTTTCTTTTATATCTTTAAAAGAGTCTGAACCTTTTAAAGTTAAAAAGTAACCTCCCTCTTGTAGCTCAGTTATAGCTTTCTTTAATTCTCTCTGTAGCTTAGCTTTTCTATTTTTAGAGATACCGCCTTCGTTAATATTATCTACTGCGGAACCTATAAAGACATTCATTGTATCCGCTTTTGTGTCCCGTACTACCTTTAGGTCTACGCCTCTTTTCTTGAAGAAAGACATAACCATACTTTTAGACCTTTCGCTATCTTCTAATACGGCATTATCTATAGCGTCTCGTACTTGTGACTCTACTATACCTTGCAAGTGTCCATGTTCTAAATTAAATACTTCACCTGCGGCTAAGTTGGATTTCTTACCTAGCACAATTGTTACTGATTTGTTAAAAGCACTTGCAACTATTTTAATTTGTTGTTTATACACACCGTATATTTTTGCATATCTACTGGTATTTTTAGCGTCAAAAGATGCAACTATAGTTGCTGCAGAGTACTTATGTAGTCTAACGCTTGGATCTTTTTTGCTTATTCTCTGTATTTCTTTTCCTATATGTTTTATAAGTTTCTTAACTACAGGATCGAGTAGCTTTTGTATGTCTTGTACATCTCCTTTGGAAATATCTATAAACTGATTTTCTAATACTAAGGCTATTGCACGTCTTAGGCCTTTTCTAGTCACAGTGAAGGAATGAGCTCTATAATCTGCAGAGTTCTTTCTATAATCCGAAGAGTTTCTAGACATTTCTTTATCTAACTTCTCTAAGAAACTTAACTGACTAGCTCTACTCACTAGTACGTCCTGTAAAGGTCTAGTACTCTTTTAATGTGGTCTGGAAAAGATATATCGCTGCGAGCATTCTGTATAGTAGCGCCTTTAATAGTCTTGCGCTCTTTGTGCTCACCTTTAAGATAATAAGTTACTGTATCTGCTACTGCCAGTAACAAATCTGCAGGGGTTGAGTTATATCCTGCAGCGTAAGTAACTTTAACGGAGTTAATGCCTTGTTCCCAGTTTTGATAATGACCGCCAGAAACTCTATACAATGTGTCTGTAGCAGCGTCTAACTCTACATCATCAGTATTAGATAAAGTAGTATAAGCGCCTCCAATTTCGGTACGCTCCTGTACAGTTACAATTGTAACAATTGGGCTTTCCGTTAACTGAATTGCGTGTGTACCGTAGTTTATAGAAAGGGTCTCTACCTTATTGGCACCGCTATAATGATCTATAATACTGTTTCCACAATAAGTTTTTATTAATTGACTCACAGACGAGATAATAACTTCCGTGCGAGCGTCATGTTGAGGGCTAGTGATGCCTTCAAGCTCTTTATATTCGGTTAGTGTTATTAAATTTGCCATATTATAAGTCCATTAATAAAAACTTGGGGGCGGCGAACCACCCCGAAGTTTAAGTAGTATACTACTATTAGCCTGCGTCGGCAGTAAGCTGTACAGCCACTGCACCAAGAGCTGATTGGATTCGTGAGAAGCCAATAGCCTGAGTTGCAACAATTGCATTTCGTTGGTTAGCTACTTCGTAGTCTGTTTCAATCTTAACGCCTCTTAATCGACCGACTAAGAATGCATCAACATTTACAGCAACACATGCAGTACCAGCAGAAGCCGGTGCAAGAACGTCACTTACGATTACTGGAGAACCGTATGCTTGACCAACTTGACCCGTAAGGATAGTTGCACGATCATTACCAATCTGATCAACAGTTTGGAAATCCGCATCTTCTAGTAACTTATAGTAAGCAGGTAGAGATACAATGTATGCAATCTTAGTTGGATTAACACCAAATTTACCCATTGATGCACGTGCAGCAACCAAGTCTGCACCAGAGAACGCAGGAGCGCCATCTAACTGAGCTAATACTTCGAGTCCAGTACCTAAAAGGCCAGCGCCTTTATCGTTACCATTACCACCAGCCATACCAGCTGTGTTGTTAGCAGTACCATAAAGCAATGCTTTATCGATTGCGCGACCATGTGCAACAGCTAAAGCTGAAGTGATCATAGGCAAGAAGCTAATCAAAGACTCTTCGTCAGTATCATTGTCGATAAAAGTACCAGCAATAACACGCTCAGTGTTGATGATTCGCTTACCAATGTCGAATTGACCTTCAGTACCACCGTTCTGTAAACGATTAGTATTAGTGCTAAGACCGCCAGCACCACCAAATACCGCTTCGTCTGCTTCTGCAGCGAAAGGAATGATAGTAGCTTGTGAATTTACTGGAATCTCACGGAATAAACCGGCAACATTAGTTGATAAAGAAACTTCTTCTTCAAATGCTTGAGTAACAGAAAGATCGATATTACCGTCTGTATCTACTGGAGTTGGAGTACCGAATAAAGTATTTTTCTGCATAAGATCTTTAGCAAAGTTAGTTCCCATGCCTTTACCAGTGATTGCACCTAAAACGCTAGCATGTAAGAATTCTTTAGAGAAATCAGACTGACCAGATTTTGCTGCAAACTCCATTTTGCTGTTACGCATAGCTTCTAATTCTGCAGATTTCTCGGCAACATCAGCTTCATACTTCTTAACAACGTCAGCCATTTCACTGTCTTTTGCCTTAGCAAAGTCAGCTTCCATGTCAGCTTTTAATCTTTCTGCGCCAGTTTCGATACCAGTGCGGATTACTGTTTTAACTTGCTCGTCTTGAGCAGCTTTTGCTTCTGCAGCGTCAGCTGCGATTTTTGCTTGCGCTTCGTCAGCGGCTTTTGTTTCGGCTTGTTTCATTGCAATTTTAGCAGCAGTTTCTTCAGCTACTTTCTTAGCAAATGCTTCCAAGTCGATTCCGGATTCATTAGTATCCATTTTGATCTCCTGTTTTTCCGATTTCTCGGAGCTTGTAGGTGCATCACTAACCAGGTTGGATGATATTTCATCTTCTTTGGTCAGAGACTGACCTGTTAGATCTACACGATTGGTGAAAGTTTTCTTGAACTCATTGTACTCTTCTTGAGAGTCAAACGATTTCGCGAGAGAAAAAGTAGCTGCTTGATTGCATGGTACCGATACAACCGATACTTCAAACAACTCAGCATCCTTAATCATTAATCCGTCAGTTTCTTTTATATAATCAGCATCCTTGACTTTGAAACCAACGGAAAAGGCTCCAAGAACACCGTCTTTTACTAGTTCACAGACTGCAGCAGGAGCAGATTTACTAATCTTTGCTTCTAACTCTAGTCCATTTTCTGTTACTTTAACGCCTGTTGCACGACCAATTGGTTTATCATAGTCGTGATTAAATAAAATTACAGGGTTATTTTTAAAATTTTCTAAACCACCTTTTTCCCAAGCCTCTTTAGAGATTACATCTCCTGCTCGGTCAGAGTGATTAGTACTTGCCATACCTCGTATCATTACGCTACCATCATCATTCTCAAGAGACTTGAACGTAGAGGCTACATGTAAGATTTTATCCATATTATTTCTCTTTTTTGCTTGACCCTAATTTTGATAAGGGATCTTTTTTAACAGACAGTTTAGGCGCAGGCTTAGGCGCTACAGGTTTAGCTACTTGCTCAGGCTCAGGCGTAGTATGTAGCTCAACCCATACGTCGGGTCTAGTTTTACGTACCAGGTTTACGGCCTGCTTCCAAGAAGTAAATACATGACCGAATGACGTTACTTTAATAGGGATATTATATTTATCATTTTGGTACTCAGTCCAGGTAGGTACTTTTCCTATCTCTAGAAAGTACATTGCTAATTTCTCTACGTTTGCTCCAACTCTTTTTCCGGGCATTTTAATCTTCCTTTGTCTCTTCGGGCCTTCCGCCTTCGTCTGGGTTTGCTGCAGAGCCTGCTATGTTTGCAGGTATGCGAATATCTTGTGTATTTTCTATTTCCTCAAAACCAAGACGCTCTCTGGCTTCTGCTGCTGTGATTATTCCACCATTTACTAATGAAGTATAATATGCGGATTGGTCTCTCATTTCTGGCTGTAAAGCAGGGATTTCGGTAGTATCTTCTTTTATCTCAAACCCAAAAAACCTTTCTAAAGCATAATTCATTTTTCTATGTATTGGTAGTATAGTCTCTAAGTAGTACATTCGCATATTGGGACGAATGTTAGCGTTATTCCCAGAGTCCAAAAGAATGTAAGGAACTCCTAGAGCTTTTACTATAATCTTCTCGTTCTCAAGTATTGCGTTTTGAAAATCTAGGTCTTTAAAATTTACATTTGTGAGCTCATCAACTTCGATTCCACCGTCTAATATTAAGGGGCGTCGTCCTCCGGCGTCAGGCTTATATCTTACGCTCCAAGATTGAATCATTCTTTCTTTGATTTTCTCAGATAAAGTATTAGGGGACTTAAGTACTAAACCAGGAACTGCTCCATTGTTAAAAAAGTTATCTTGAAAGTCACGCATAGACTTGATAATCTTCATAGTTCTAACAGCGGGTTTTAGTCTAGAAACTCCTCTGTACATATCATGGAATGAATTCTCTTTGATATGTACCATTTCATTAGGGGAGTAATCTACATCATTATAAGTGTATTTCTCTATATAAGTCTTAGGATCCCCATGGATCGTAACTTTTGAGGCTGGAACATGATAGATGAACGCACCATCAAAATATATAAAAATATTCCCGTCTAGAAGATAGTCGGTTATGCAATTACGTTTAAACGTATTAATATCTTGATAGAGGTTAGGCTGGTGGTTGAGCAAAGAATCTACCTTAGATCGTTTTATGTTTTTTACAATACTAAGAGTCTTTGTGGGAGCCCCTACTCTCACAGGGATTTCTGCAACATCGTCTATAATCATGTTAACACCACGATTAACTATTTCTAATTCCTCGTAATATCTCTCATAGCTATGGGTGGCCTCTCTAGAGGAGAGTGTTTGTTGTAAATACTCTTGTACAGGATTAAGCTTAAAGATTACGTTATCATCTTCAGGCACTTTCCTATTTAAGATATTATCATACCAAGCCATGCTTTTCTCGTTGTATTCTTACCCAACGTTCCTGCTTTGTAGCAGTACTTAGTAGTGGGTCTTTACCATAGATAGAGTGTAGTTGTAAGTGGTGTTTGTGACATAACGTGGCGGTATACTCATACAACTCTGCATCATGTTCATCAATAAATTCTTCGCGCCACTCCATTACAAGATAACGCTCTACATTATTTTCCTTGACCCATTTGTCAAGTAGTCGAGTTAGGCTGTTATAATGGTGGAAGTCAAGCTTTACGGTATCACCACAAATCTCGCACTCACATCCTTTTTTGTATTTCGACTTCGCCTTATCTCGAATGTATTTTACTAAATCTCTTTTCAGTTCCATTTTCTTATCCAAAATTATAACCAGTTTAACGTCTATTGTCAAACACTATTTTTCCTAGCTGCACTAGAATGTGCCACCACCGGTTTGAAATGAGTATAGTGCGTACCTCAAAGCATCTGCCATGTGCGAGGCCATATTATGTTTTGGCTTTTCTCTAACAAGGTTGGGATTAGTATCCCACTGGTAAGCATCTAGACACCCTAAGGTCTCTTTGCATTCTTGGTGCACAAACATATTATCATTGTCTACGATGGCAGCTACATGGGCTATACCATCCAGCACCGACTTCTTGGCGTTTATAGTACTAATATCATAGTTCTGTGCAAAGTCAAAACGGGTCTGCGCGGCAGCGGAATCTATATAAATATAGTCTATGTCCCACTTATCTATTAGTCCCTGTATTTCTATGGCATGTTGCTCTGTAGTACGTTCTGAGTCATAGTATTCATCTAATACATGGAATACTTCATTGTCCCAATCATACGCAATTACACAAAATGCAGTAGGGTCTCGATAACCTACATCAAGTCCTGCGAATATGTCCATACCTTTTGGCTCAAACCTGCTGTAGTCCTGGACTTGCGTCTCGAAATTAAAGTTCCAAATCTGTCCTTCGTAAGTATTAAAATCCGCCTCGTACTCTTGCTTAAACTCTGCCTCACTCATAGACTTTCTAGCTTCTGTTATATCTGATTCGGTCATTCTAGGGTTGTCTTTATAAGTTGCACGTATTGAACACCATTCAGGAAACTCGTCGCTGTATCCTCTATAAAAGAATTCTGAGAACCAATTGTTGCGACCACGAGGGGTTGATACAAATATAGCTTTAGAGTTAGGCTTATCTAGTGTGGGACGTAGTGCTACGTTGAAAGCATCTCTACCGTCTGATAGTGCTGCTTCATCAAATATGATAAGATCGTAGCTTCGGCCTACACAAGAGTCTACCTGATTTACGGAACCCATACGAACGTTTGATCCATTAGATAGTGTGATAACTTTATCTTTTGCGTTATCTTTTGTTACTTCTAAGTCAAAGTGTTTTATGAGACCCCGTTGTAGGTCGAAAGAAATCTGAGACAGTGAGTAGTTCGGTGACATTATCAACACATTACAGCCAGGAATAAGAGTAACTAATTGGCCGATAATATTGGCTATATACGTCTTGCCCTGTCTACGTGATAATGCTGCTACTATGAAGCGATACTTGGGGTTATTAACTGCATTGATCATGGCTATTTGAGACTCTAACGGCTCAATGTTTAACATGTCCAAATAAGGATCTACAGGTATCTTCAAGAAGCGATCAGTGGAGTCAAGCTCCACTATTTCGCTACTTACTACGTCTTTTCTACTTATTTCTATTGCCATTATTACTTGCCTTTTGATTTATGTTCTATCTTTAAATACAGCTATTACCATTTTACTTTATTCGCCCAATATGCTGCAGACATTTTGCCTTTAGCAATATTTTTAGCGTGACGTGCTTTAAACGAACGACGCTTTGCTTTCATAGCCGCTGATTCTCCTGCTTTTGGCTTACCAGCAGTTTTAGCTCCTTGTTGTCCAAAACGAATAGTCTTTACTTTACTGCCAACCTTTGCTACAACAATGTGAGATTTCTTTGCGTGACCTGGTGTGCGTTTAGGCTTATTGTACCCAGAGACTTTCGCGCGCTTTAGGCGAGAGTCTTTTTTACGGGCCTTGCGCTTAGCGGGCACCTTTCTTACCTCTCTTTTTTGGCTTTTTCTTTTTTGGTCGTCCTACTGTTGAACCGTATGTTCCTCTACCTTTTGGCATATTAACCTCCTAACGGGCTTGACGCCGCGTCTAGACCTTTCCAAAGATCATCTACTTCTATCTTAAATGTTTTTACGTCCTTTTCAAAATCCTGTACATCTTCTAAACCTTCTTCTACTTTATCTTCTAGGATTAGGAAGTCTTTTTCTAGTTGATTGACTTTATCTGTTGAAGCAGAAGCGTCATCTAGTACTTCCTGTTGTCTATCGCCTATATTTTTCAAGGTTACTCCTAGCTCTGCTAGTTTGCCTTGTAGGTGAGCAACGTTATTGTCTTCTAGTTGAGTCCTTACAGTTGCGAGATCCTGTTCTATATCAGATAAATCAGGTATTACTATAGAGCCTAAATCGTCTTCTATAGTGGCTACTCGAGAGAAAAACTCAGAAGCTGCCCAAATGCCCCCACCTATTGTAGTTGCGAAACTAAGCATAATTGCTATGTATACACCTTTGAATGTGGTTCCACCAATTGTCAATTCTGTATTCTCTAAACTCATGGAAGTTCTCCCATTTCAGGTGCAGGATCGCTGTAAAAGCCTCCGTCTGAAGGTCCCCCTAAGTACTCTTGTGGACCTAGTAAGGATGCGGTGTCGCCGTATTGGAAGTACCCATTGATCATTATAGGGGTTTGGGTATCCAACAACACATTAAGGTGATCATCCTGGGCACTGTAGAATGCGGTTGAGCGAGCCAAATTAGAAAAGCTATCTATAGTTATGGTATCAGTTGTTGATAATACATCTACATCAACGGAAGCGTTTTTAAACACTGCGGCACTCTGAGAAAATGTTTCAATCTTCTCTACGGACTCGTTGAATACCGCTACAGTTTGGGTGTCTAGAGTTAGGTCGCTAGAGCGTATGAAGTTTTGCATATCTACTTTCTCTTCTGCAGTTTCTGCATTTGCAGTTATCTCTACAACGGCGGCTACTTTAGATATTTCTGTCGCAGCGTCGGCAAACACCTCAATAGTTGCGCCGAGCGACTCCATAGAGTCTTGATATTGGTCTTCGTAAAAATCTGCTGCTGTATAGTAGTTAGCATTTACTACATCTATAAGAGCTTGATTATATGTGGAAACCTCTAACATGCTTATCTGCGCAGCTGTATATGTCCCTGGTACTACTATATTTCCGTCTAAAGCTGCCTGTGCTGCGGCGTCTGCTTGCTGTCTTGCTATAGATACTTGGGCATTTATATAGTTTGAACTCGATATTAAACTATCAATCTCGCTCTGGGACTGTGCTAGTCCTGAAGCGCTCGCTAATGCTGCGAGTATCACCAACTTCTTGGTTTTCATCTTGCTTCTCCCCTCTGCCCAACACTAGGTCGTAGTATTCTTTACGCTCCAAGTAATTAGGAACGAAAGTTTCGGGCTGTCTTCGCATAGTAATAAATGCGGCTTTTCCTACAACGAGCTTTCCGTTGATTGACAATGGACAGGGCGTTCCACTAGAGAACATCGCCTCCCATACTTCGTCACTCTGACACATTCTTGCTATTGCAGCAATTGTCATGCCAAGTCCTTTTAAAACAATTGTATCCTTTCTACGATTACACTCTGAATCTTGAACATACTTGCCTTTACTAAACCCTATCACCTGAGACTGTACTCCTGCTGATAAAGATTTAAGGCAGCTGTCCTGGCCCGCAGACATTAGAGAGGGCGCTGTAGCAGTCGAGACAGGTATCTGACTAGATGCCCCTGCTCCATTATACTGATTGGTGTTACTCTCCGAAGTATTATTACTATCTACGGTAGCACCTTGATAATTATTGTTTAGGTCACCTTCTTGAGTAGAAGAATTATCGCTGTTCTCCTGTGAATAGGAAAGTGAGCTAAAGCACAGTAAAATAACCAGTGCTTTTTTCATATGAAATTACTCGCTGTCTGTTAAGTTTATGTCTACGCTAGCTACTTTGTAGGGTACTCCACTTACTTTGACCTCTTCTACTTTTCCACCTGCGTTTATTGCTTCCTGTTTGGAGTTAAATTTGTAGAGCTTACCTTCTTTAGTTTCAAACCAAAAAAAACCTTTTTCTTTAAAGATAATGTTATTCATCCCATTTTCCCCGATAGTACCGTAATAACTAGAGACGCCAAGAATAGTATGGCGGCTCCTCCAATTGTTATGGTTCTTGACTCTATACGCTTAAGAGTTTCATCAATATGATCCAGCCTACGAAAGTTAGATTTCCACCTTTCTTCGCACTGGACTATATGAGTCTCTGTCTCTCGCTCTAGAGAGTCCAATCTATCATGATCCTTCATTTGCTGGTCCACTTAGTAGTTTCTCCATTAACTTGCCATAATTACCTTGACCAAACGGTATCGACTCATTAATCTGGACATTTGTCTGATTTTTGATGTTACCCGATTGAGCTTTTTCTAGGTCGGCTTGTGCTTTTATTTCGTCCATACGCATCTTATGGGCCATCTGAAGAAGGTCTGCTAAGTCTTTGCTAGAGTAGATTCCCGTTTCCTGGGCTTCTTCTAGTTTTGAAGCAATCATTTCATCTAGTACGGCACCAATTTGATTCTTATTACGGTAGCCGAGGTCTAAGTAGACAGTATCGACATAACGTTTAATCTCTCTGGAATTTAGATTGGCTACTACTTTATCTTCTGGCACGCACAAATGTTCGCTTACTGCACGAATGTTTCCGAACTGTAAATAACTATTCGCTATTTCGAGCCCTTCAGGAGATATTTTAGTTACTTCTTTAGCCATGTTAGAAATTATAATAGATTAAGGGTGTAAAGTCAAGAAGTTTTTTTGCTGGGGGGTAAGAAAAAGCCCCCAGAACGGAGGCTTTTGAGAGGTTTACCAGAAAGTATATCGTACTTCAGTTTCTAGTTTATGATTCCATTCATCTACATTGGTGCTTTCAATTTTACCTTTGATCTGCAAGTCACCAAACTTAACTTTGTACCCTGCTTCTGCAGCAGTACCAGTATCAAAATCTAAACCAGTACCAAATTTACCGTACTCAACATAAAAGTTTTTTCCGATTGAGGTACCAAGACGTAAATTACCTGTAGTCTCTTCAAATGAGCCAAGAGTATCAAACTCTGTAAAGCTTACATTGTTCTTGTACTCAATGTATGGACCTGCTACCGCTAAAGGTGCAACTAGTGCTGTTACTAATAATAAATTTTTCATAAATTCTCCATTTCTTTTTCGATTAGTCGAGGACATAGTATACCTCAAATCTCCTCCAAAAGTAAAGTGAAAAATTCACAAAAGTTGGTAACATTTTTCTTAGTTGATAAACTCGGGAGCAGACCGCCAAGTCTTTTTATGCGGTGGTAACTGTTATGTTACCTCTCAAATCATTATCTGTAGAAGCTGCGGTAGAGTAGTACCAATAAGTTCCAGGGGAACCAGCCACCCAAACAATTGTGCTGTTAGGGGAAGCTCCAAGCGATGGATTATTAAATACTTCTTCTGGGTCTATTGGGTTATAGGTCGAGCCTGTTCCTGTTCCATCTTTTGCTATTCTATAGTTATTATTAGCAATGTTTACAGTTAGCTCCAATCTGTCTCCTGTACGCATCTCTATACTTTTATTTAAAACGTCTACAAAAGATCCGTTTCTGTCCGATCCCGTTAGCTCTATTCGTTGCGTTACTGAATCTAATAGACCGCCAATTTGGTAAGTGGCTCCTCTGAAGACGTTTGTATCTATAGATATAACTGTGTCTGCTACATTATTAATTGTTTCTGTATTCCAGGGTCGAACATTGTTGTAGCCGAAATCCGTGCCGCCATCTGTGCCTCCAAAAAGATAGCTACTTACTTTTCTATATTGATAGTACGCGCCTTTATCTACTGTTATGTATCGGGTTTTAATGGTTGAAGTGTTTCCATCCTGTCTTACTATACCTCCCTTGTACAACCCCCAGTACTTAGTAGTATGATAATATGTTCTACTACTTAACCCTAACGTGTCACTCTCTTTCTCTGTTTCATCTCGTTTACATTCTTGATGGCATTGTACTTTTGTATTATAGAAAAAAGCAGGGAGGCTTCCTGTGGCCAATGTAACTGTACCTAACGCTGTAGGAGTAAACTGACTGCTGTGGTTTTGGAAGTTGCCTCCCCAACTATTAGCTTTTAACGAGCTACAATTAACGCTGCTTACTGCCAGGGACGGCATCGTAAAACTTGCTGTATCTCTTATCATTAAAGGTTTTGTTCTTGAGTCAAATACTGTTGCTCCTGCAGTTGATAGTATTTGCACACCGTGGTCGCCATGAGGCGTGGGAGCTGCGGAAGGCTTAGAAAATATAAACAGTTCTGGTATATTTGTTACGTCCCATCCAGCGGTGGAAGGGAAGTCAGCAGGGTCATAAGGACCATACCGTTTTACTCCGAACATTATATAATCCTCAGTAATGGTAGCATCCACCGTATCTCTAGTATAGGTGTATCCTCCTGCTACTACCGGATTTGCCAGTGCTACGAATGCTCCGCTTGAATAAGAGTTAGTTACAACTATGCTTCCATTCCACACGATGGCCTCATTATAGGTTTTTGCTCTGTCTAGGAACCCATAGTTGGCTCTTATATATCCCCTGGTTTGGCCCCCAAGTGCTGAGGCTATATCGGAAAAAGCCTTTACAGTATCTTCGTCAGTATTCTCGCTATCAGCTAGTTCGACACCTAGCTGTAAGTTATCATTACTGGATCTTGATATGCCGGTACTAGTGCTACTACCGTAATTATTGGCTATAACTGCTCCTAGTGATGAGCTTGCACCAAATTCGCCGTTGTTGAAGATGCCGCTGATGGGATTAGTAGTCGGAGCTTGATAACCCATGTTGGTATAATGCTCATGGCACGCGTATTGGCTATCATTAGCTGAGTACCTAGTCTCCCAGGTTAAATGCTTCGGTTCTGCGGCGGTGCCGTTTCCGTCTCCTGTATCAGAACCACAGAAAGTCTTCACATAGAAAGGTTCTACATTGTGGCCGCTTATATTATCTATTGTACCCTCTGAAGTTGCTACTCCAGGGATAAAAACTCTACTAACAAACTGAAGATCATTGGGTGCTGTTACTAGACCGTCGTGCTTCCAGATGTTACTATCAGTAGCTAGCTCGAAAGAAGTGAGTCCGTGAAATTTAGATACGTCTATATCCACAAAACCATCTGCGCTAACCTGAAAGTCTCTGACTTGAAGAGCTAATTCAGTATTTAAGTCGGTAGATAGATAAACCCGCACGCTAATCGTAATAGTGTTAACATCTCCCGTTAAGGGTATTGGGTAGCTATATGTGCTGCTTGTAGTAAATTGTTTCTCTACAAAAGCATAACTTACACTAAGATCTCTGAGTCGAAATTTATAATGTTTTGTTCCGGTTATTCCTATTGGAGTAGCAGTTATAGCTAAGTTCTGATTGCCTGCTATACGTCCAGGTACCGCTGCGCTAGTAACACCTCCTGATGTAAAATTTTGGGTATGAATGATATGATCAAAGCCTATTTCAACCCTCTGACCACTACTAGGGTAGGGGTAAATTCTATAAGATACATAAGTTGTAGAAGTCTCTTCAAAATTACTTACGTAATTAGCGTTGGTATACACATACGCATCATCTGTGTTTCTAGTAATTATAGGAATTCTAATGATCATGTTACTAGCACTGCCGGTTAAGTTACTGGCATTAGATATCTGAAAGTAGGGCGTAAATGCCGAATAAACACTTATAGTACCTGGTGTAATATTGTTACTAGCTGTTGCGTTCTGTACCTCTGGTGTTCCTACCCTGAACGAGTTAGCTGCGGGGGTGCCAGAGGTCGCACTAGAGTATGATAGTAGTGTGGCACCTCTGTACACTGCGAATATATTTCCTGTGTTACTATAGTTAGTAGCACCTGACATAGTTATGTGGGAAAGATTGACTTTTGCGATAATAGGTCTGCGCCATCTTACTGTTCTGTCGAAGGTAATAGTGTTGCTTGTGGTATTAGTAATCTGTATAGGCTCGTCATCGCCGGTTAGGTCTCCGTT